TACTGGTGCTAGTGCCATAACATTTGGTGCTGGTGACATGGTAATTAGAGGAGGTAGAGTAGGTCTAACGATAACAGTACCAGATGCTGTTACTGATGAGATATGTATTAACATATGGGTATTTAAATTATCTAAAAGGCCTGATAGTGGATTACTTCCTACTACATGGATATATGGATCAAATCTGGATTATGCCCCTGAATTTAATCAACAATATGGTAAAATACTGTATAGTAAAAGGGCTATAGTTAATAATTCATATCCTGCGTTCACACTGGAGCATAGGTTAAAGGTACAGAAGATAGATCAAGAAATTTGGGGTACTGATTTAGGTGACCAAATAATATTTTTAGTCTCGGCGGCTAACATGCAAGACACGACACAGAATACTTTAATTGCTCAAGTTTATCATGACATGTCATTTGTAGCTGACCAAACGGCGGCAACTTTGTAATAAAATAATAGTGTTTTAATGTTATACGGAAGCGGGTAAAGTATTACCCCGCTTCTTTTCTTTTTAAGTTGTCTATATATTGGTCTATTGTGAACCATTCTAATCACAATGCCCCCAACCCCTAAAAAAGCATACGCTTTTACTCTAAATAACTATACCGAAGATGAACTCAACAATCTCAGGAGAGTTTGTGAAACTGAGTCGCGATATGCAGTCCTTGGCCTCGAAGTTGGAGAATCAGGCACTCCACATGTCCAAGGATATATCATCTTTACGAAATCATATCGTTTCAATACAATCAAGAGTCGATATCTCCCTAGATGTCATATCGAAGACGCTCATGGTTCTGCAGACGCTAACTTCAGATACTGTAGCAAAGATGGATCTTTTACAGAATATGGTGAAAGACCTACAGCAACAGAAGGAGGTTCTAACCGAAATGAAATCGCTCGACAATTTGCTTCCGACATGGAGTCCGGAAGATCTGGCCTTCTTCAATTCTCTGAGTCCAATCCCGGAACGTGGTACTTCTCCGGACATAACTTGCTCAGAAACTATCTTACCCTCAGACGACCTGTGGAACGAGCATCTATTAAGGTCTCATGGTTTTGGGGTAAACCCGGAGTCGGCAAAAGTCGAGAAGCTCACCGCATACTTCCAGACGCCTACATCAAAGAACCCAGGACCAAGTGGTGGAGTGGGTATTTCCTTGAAGAAGAAGTAATCATAGATGACTTTGGACCGCAAGGCATAGATATCAATCATTTACTTAGATGGTTTGATAGGTATAAGTGTCTAGTGGAAACTAAAGGTGGAATGGTACCGTTGTATGCTACTACTTTTATTGTAACTAGTAATTATCATCCTAGTCAATGTTTTTGTGGGTTAGGTGGAGAAGATCACCCACAATTACCTGCCCTCTTACGTAGGGTTGAATGTATCGAATTTTAATATTAAATAAAAGCTTATTACTTGTTTAATTAACTTGGAAGGGGATAGATGGGGGATCCCTAAGGGGGAAGAAAGGGGAAACCCGCACGCACCCCCCCTACAGAAATAAAACTAAAATTGGAGTGGTTCCCATCGGGACGATCTAATATGCTAAACATTAGGGCCACGGAGCCTAGCTTGTAAGAGCACATCTATAAATAGCGGCGTATATGTTAATAAGGCGCATTGAACCCGGACGGTTAATTACCTATGGCTTTAAGTTGGGGGCGTAAACGAAAACGGTCTTCTGCATTCCCTAAATGGGGTGCTAAGCGTAGACGTACAGTTAGGTCCCGTAAAAGTAGATTTAGAAGAGGACGTAATCAAACATGGACAATTCAGACCGCTAAAGGTCTTGGACAACAGTATAGGACTAGACGTATGGCACCTCGACAATGGAGGTCTATATTATGGCGTGACACAATAGCCAAACAGCACTTTAGATCAATAGGTAATGGTGGTGTCAATATCACTACGGATACCACTGCTGGACAAGGTCTTGTACAGGCTCTGTATCCTACCTTTGTTGGTAATCCTGGTCCTACTACTGCTTTCTGGACAACCACTGGTGGTCTTGTTACTCCTGATACTGGTGCTAGTGCCATAACATTTGGTGCTGGTGACATGGTAATTAGAGGAGGTAGAGTAGGTCTAACGATAACAGTACCAGATGCTGTTACTGATGAGATATGTATTAACATATGGGTA